GCTTACCGCTCATGGGCACCTCTCTTTAAGTCATCTTAAATGACTCTGAGGTGTCTGTTAAACGCGTGGCGATTCAGTTGTCCCAGCTTTAATGAGCCAGTTAGGAGCATTGCAGGGCGAATTTGCCAGCATGCCACAAACGGTTTCTGGATCCCTTCAAAAAGTAACTAACTCATTCATGGCCTGGGTGGGCGGTGTAAACCAGGCAACCGGTGCTACTGATGCGTTGTCTGGCGGATTGGATAATGTTGCCCAGACGCTTGATTCTTTTACTTCATCAGCAGTGAGCGGCGCGCTTAGTGACGTTGCTGACAATATGTCAACAATTACAACAGTCGCTGGGGCGCTTGTTGGCGTGGGACTGGCACGCTACCTAAGCGGAGTTGTAACCAGTGCCACGAGTGCAACAGGTGCGCTAATTTCAGCTGCGAAATCAGAGGTTGCCCTTGCAGTCGCACAGGATAAAGCGGCGCAGTCTGCTGTTGCGGCTTCCAGGGCTGAAGTTTATCGGGCTCAGCAAGCAGTACAGAGTTCAAGAAGTGCAGATGTTCAGGCGGCTCAGCAAGAAAAGGTCGCGGCGGCTGAAGCAAAAGTCACTGCGGCCCATACCAGACTGACTACCGCTCTTGCCAGTGGTACAGCTACGGAAAAGGTGCGAGCCAGAACAGCACTTGAACGCGCGCAGGCAGGGCTGGTAGCAGCTAAAAATGCCGACGCTCAGGCTGTCGCTGAAAGGCGTCTGGCTGCCGCTCAGGCTGCTTTAAACCGTAACATCTCAAATCGTGTTTCGACTCAAAGCAATCTCAATAGCGTAACATCTGTCGGCACTCGCCTGATGAGTGGTGCGCTTGGCCTGATTGGCGGCGTGCCGGGTCTGGTGATGCTGGGAGCAGGAGCCTGGTATGCGATGTATCAGAATCAGGAGCAGGCTCGGCGTTCGGCGCAGGAATACGCCACCACGATTGATGAAGTCAGTAAAAAGTCGAAGGCAATGTCTTTACCTGAAGCTTCAGACAATGCTGAGAAAACGCGCGCAGCATTGAATGAGCAGAACAGGCTGATAGATGAACAAAAGAGCAAGATAGAAAATCTGAAAGAGCAGATAGCTGGTTATCAGTCAGTGATCAGTAATCCCGGTCCAACGACCAGCGGTGGTTTCATGATTAACCACCTGACATCTTTGGATACCGTGACCCGTGGACTGGCTACAGCCACTGAACAGTTATCTGTTGAGCAGGAAAGGCTTGCCCAGATGCAGGAGAAATCTGCCTCTATCCAACAGGTTCTTGAAGGTCTTGAGCATCGGCGTGTGACGCTAATTCGGGAGGAGGCAGCGAATCAGAACCGGGCTTATCAATCACTTCTGTTGATGAATGGGCAGCACGATGAACTTAATCGATTACTCGGACTGGGTAACCAACTCCTTATGGCGCGTCAGGGGCTGGCTAACGTCCCGCTCAGACTTCCGCAGGCCGATCTCGACAAAAAGCAAACCGATGCCCTCGAAAAGAGCCGCCGGGATCTGGAGTTGTCACGCCTGAAGGGTGAAGCAAAAGAGCGCCTGCGACTGAGTTATGCAGCCGATGACCTGGGATTAACCAGTGATCCGCAATTCCAGACAGGCCGTCAGGAGTTGATTAATAACGGTCTTGCTGAATGGCGGAATAATGAGGCCAACAAACCTAAGGCGAAGGGCGGTAAAACCGAAGGCGAGAAAACCGAGGATGTGTATAAGCGCCTTATCAAGCAGCAAAAAGAGCAGATTGCCCTGCAAGGCCAGAATACTGAGCTGGCGAAGGTTAAATACCAGGTCAGCCAGGGGGAACTTGCTTCTCTGACGGAAGCCCAGAAAAAGACGGTATTGCAGAATGCTGCACTGATTGACCAGGTTAAATTGCGTGAGCAACTGCGAAATTACGAAGCCAACCTTGCCGACAGTAACGCCAGCGCCCGAGCAGCCAATGAAGCGCAACTGCTGGGATACGGGCAGGGAACCAGGTTCCGTGAAAGACTTCAGGAGCAGTTCAATCTGCGTAAGGAGTTTGAGCAGAAGAATACCGATCTTCTCCGCCAGCGTCAGGCTGGTGAAATCGACGAGACGTTCTATCAGCAGGGGCTGGCACTTAATAAGCGCTACCTCGAAGAGCGCCTGCGCGACCAGGAGGGATATTACGCAGCTTCTGATGCGCAGCGTGACGACTGGATGACGGGACTGTCTGAGGGTTATGCGAACTGGGTGGACGAAGCTACTGATTATTCTTCCATGGCCGCTGACGGCATGAAGCAGGCCATGGGTGGCGCGGTCACCACGATCACCGACATGCTCAATGGCAACGTTGACAGCTGGAAGGACTGGGGCGTGAGCGTACTGAAGATTATCCAGAACGTTCTGGTGAACATGGCTGTTGCTAATGGCGTAAGCTCAATTGGATCACTGTTCAGTTTTGGTGCCTCGTCAGCCGCAACCGCCAGCAGCGGTACCGCTATTCAGAATGCTGGCGCGAACTTCACATTTAATGCGAAGGGTAATGTGTACGACTCTCCGTCCCTGAGCGCTTACAGCAATGGCGTTTTTCAGACGCCTCAGCTGTTTGCTTTTGCTAAAGGCGCAGGGGTTTTTGCCGAGGCTGGTCCGGAAGCCATTATGCCGCTTACGCGCGCCGCTGATGGTTCGCTTGGCGTTCGGGCAGTTGGTACTCCGCAGGTCTCTGGTGGCGTGCCTTCAGTTAACTTCGGCGATATCAATATTCAGGGCGGATCTCCACAGGCGTCCAGTCAGGGTACTGCCGGAGCAGCAGGCAGGCAGCTTAAGGATGCCATCACTGGTGCCATTAACGAACAGGCCAGCATGCCGGGCTCGCCTCTGTGGCGATTAATCAAGGGAGTTTAACCATGGCAGTCGAAACCTTCAGCTGGTGCCCAAAGGTTACCTCTCAGGTTGATACAAGTTTTCGTACCCGAAAGGCGCAGTTTGGCGATAGCTATACACAGGTGGCCGGGGACGGCATCAACCCGGTAACACCTCAGTGGAGCGTGAGCTTTACCGGCGACGAGGCTTACATTCAGGCCATTAAAAACTTTCTGAACAGACATGCAGGGTGGAAGTCATTTATCTGGAAGCCACCGCTTGAGCCTTCTGGTTTATGGCGCGCGGAATCCTTCCAGATATCTACCCACGGCAACAAAAAATACACCCTCAGCAGCACATTCATACAGGCATACCATCCATGAGTATTTCATCTGATGTCCAGAAACTGGAACCGGGTAAACGCGTCCGCCTGATCGAGGTGGACGGCTCAGCGTTCGGTGCGGGTATTCTTCGCTTTCACAACGAGACAATCCCGCATACCGAGGCGGAAATCATCGCCTCAGGCGGCGACGAGTCAAAACTTGAGCCGAAGTCGGTGTGGTGGCAGGGGCAGGAGTATGGCGCGTGGCCGTATGAACTGACCGGCATATCTGTAAGCAGTGACGGCCAGAGTTCACGGCCGTCACTCACTGTTGCAAACATCAGCGGTACGATTGGCGCGCTGTGCCGCAGGTTTCAGGGGATGGCTAAAGCAAAGGTGATCATCCATGACACCTTCGCTCACTACCTGGACGCAAGAAATTTTCCTGACGGGAACCCAACTGCGAATCCCAACGAGGAGCGCAAACAGGTTTATTACATCGACCGTAAATCAGGATCAGACGATGAAACCGTAGAGTTTGAGCTTTCCAGTCCAGCCGATTTGCGCGGGCAACTCATTCCGACCCGGCAAATTCAGCCAATGTGCACGTGGTGCATGCGGGGCTGGTACAAAACGGGGAACGGCTGCACCTACGCCGGGCAAAACGGCTGGTTCGATAAAGACGGTAACCGGGTGGACGATCCTTCACAGGATGTTTGCTCCGGATTGCTGTCAACGGGCTGTAAACCTCGCTTCGGAGAGAATGAACAGCTGGATTATGGCGGGTTCCCCGGCGCTTCACTTCTGAGAGGATAATCATGCGCGACAAAACAGTTAGCGCCATTCTGGCGCATGCCGCCGCATCCTTCCCCGAGGAGTGCTGTGGCGTGGTTATTCAGAAGGGGCGGGTGGAGAAATACATCCCCTGCAAAAATAATGCTGAGTCGCCGACTGAGCAATTTGAACTTAATCCTGAGGATTATGCGGCCGCCGAAGAGCAGGGCACTGTGGTGGCGATCGTCCACAGCCATCCCGGCGACGGGGCAACAACTCAGCCGAGCGAGCTCGACATGCTGATGTGTGATGCCACGGAACTGCCCTGGATTATTGCATCGTGGCCGGAGGGCGACATTCGCACCGTCATGCCTCGCGGAGACCGTCCCCTCACAGGGCGCCAGTTTGTACTCGGGTATGCAGACTGCTGGTCTCTCATCATGGACTATTACCGCATCGAGCACGGCATTGAACTGCCCAACTACAGCGTAGATCGCCACTGGTGGGAGCAGGGTGAAAACCTCTATATGGATAACTGGCAGGAATGCGGTTTCCGTGAGTACGACGGTCCCGCTCAGCCAGGTGACATGGTTATCATGCAGGTTCAGTCCACCGTCCCGAACCATGCCGGGATTTTTCTTGATGGCAACATGCTACTGCATCACATGTATGGCCAGCTAAGCCAGCGTATTCCCTACGGTGGCTATTACCGTGACCGTACCATCAAAATTCTGCGTTATAAGGATTTGATGTAATGGAAAGAAAAACCGTTATCAAACTCAGCGGCTCAATGGCTCAGCGATTTGGCAGGACACATCGCCGTGCACTAACGTCCGCCAGCGAAGTTTTCAGGGCGCTTTCTAACACCATTGCCGGCTTTGATGCTTATCTGCGTGAAGCTCGGGCAAAGGGACTGGATTTTGTTATTTTCCGGGATCGTCGCAATATCGGGCACGAAGAGTTTGAACTCCTGGGGCCGGGTGATGAGTTAAGAATAATCCCTGTGATAAGGGGTAGTAAAAGAGCTGGAGTTTTCCAGGCGTTGCTCGGAACGGCTCTGGTCGCTGCTGCCATATGGATGCCGGGAGTTAGTATCGCAGCAAGTAACCTCATGTTTTCCGTTGGTGCCGCAATGGCCGTTGGCGGTGTAGTGCAAATGCTCTCTCCTCAGGTTTCAGGTCTGCGAATGCGTCAGGAACCTGATAACAAACCCTCCTATGCGTTTGGTGGTCCCGTTAACACGACGGCATCTGGCAATCCCGTTCCCCTGCTTTATGGGCAACGGGAAATTGGCGGCGCCATTATATCCGCCGGGGTTTATGCAGAAGATCAGCAATAAACCAAACCACGTACTGCAAGCCACCTGACGGTGGCTTTTTTATGGACGCGATATGACGACGACAATCATCAAAGGCCGCGGTAAAGGTGGCAGCAATCAGACCCGAACACCCGTTGAAGCACCGGACAGCATTCAGTCCATTGCAAGGGCAAAGGTGCTGATTGCGCTTGGAGAGGGTGAGTTCGCTGGCGGGCTTGATGGTAAAAACATTTTTCTTGGTGACTCATCTTCCTACACGCCTCTTCAGAACGCCGACGGAAGTTATAACTTCAATAATGTGAAATATGAGTTCCGTTCCGGTACTCAGGACCAGGACTACATTCAGGGCTTCCCCGGCATTGAAAACGAACTTCAGGTTTCATACGAGCTGAAACAGGCTGTGCCGTACGTGCGCGCGGTATCCAACACGCAGCTCTCTGCGCTGCGAATTCGCCTGGGATGGCCAACTCTTTTACTCCAGAAAAACAACGGCGATAAAGTCGGCACCCGCGTAGAGTATGCTATCGATCTGTCGGTCGATGGCGGGCCGTATGAAACGGTGGTTAACGGTGCTGTTGATGACAAAACCACGTCGCTTTATGAGCGCAGTCACCGCGTCAATCTTCCGAAAGCCTCGACTGGATGGCAGTTGCGGGTTCGCAGAATCACGCCGGATTCCACGAGCGTGAATATCGTCGACACCATGCGCGTTGTGGCCGTTACTGAAATTATTGACGCCAAACTTCGCTACGTTAACACAGCGCTGCTGTATGTAGAGTTTGACGCAAAGCAGTTCCCTAATGGCATTCCTCAGGTTGTGTGCAATCCGAAAGGGCGAATCATCCGTGTACCTGATACTTATGATCCCGAAACCCGCACCTATTCTGGTACATGGGAGGGCGTATTTAAATGGGCGTGGACGGATAACCCTGCCTGGATTTATTACGACATCATTCTGAACGAGCGCTTCGGGCTGGGTCAAAGAATCGATGCGACTCAGATAGACAAATGGGAACTTTATCGCATCGCCCAGTATTGCGATCAACTGGTACCAGACGGCAAGGGCGGCAGCGGTACGGAGCCTCGTTTTCGTTGCAACGTTTATATCCAGGACCGTAATGACGCCTGGACCGTACTTCGTGATCTGGCGGGTATATTTCGCGGCATGACGTACTGGGGCGACAATAAGATGTATGTCCTGGCTGATATGCCACGGGATGTGTGGCACATCTATAACCACGCCAGCGTTGTTGAAGGAAAATTTACCTTTGCGGATCCGAGTGAAACCACCCGAAACACTGCCGCGCTGGTGAACTGGTCAGACCCTGCCAACCACTATAAAGACACGCCTGAGCCTGTTTACGATAACGATCTGGCCATGCGCTTCGATTATCGTCAGCTCGAAATGACTGCGATCGGCTGCACCAGGCAGTCAGAGGCAAACCGGCGGGGGCGCTGGGCGCTGCTCACTAACGGTATCGGCGAGGTGGTTACCTTCAGCACGGGCATGGACGTTCCACCTGTCGGGGAGGTGATCGGCGTGGCTGCTAACGAGCTGGCCGGAAGAACTATCGGCGGCAGGGTGAGTGCGGTTAACGGCCGCAGCATAACCCTCGATCGCGCCGCTGATTTGAAGGCCGGGAACCGGCTGTTTTTGAATCTTCCATCAGGCACAGCTCAGGCCAGAACCGTCCAGGCCGTTAACGGAAACACAGTCACTGTCACCACACCCTACAGCGAAACGCCGGAGGCTGAATGTAACTGGGGTGTGGACTCTGACGATCTGTTTATAGCACTTTTCCGTGTTACGGGAACGCGGGACAACAACGACGGCACTTTCGAAGTCACCGGGACGACTTACAACCCTGACATCTATTCCGCCGTTGATACCGGCGCAAGACTTGACGAGCGGCCAGTCAGTGTCATTCCACCTGGGGTTCAGGCTCCACCAGGAGATATTGTCGTAGACAGTTACTCTACGGTTAACCAGAACATTGCGATTACCACTATGCGCGTTGCCTGGGATTCTGTTCAGGGTGCAGTTGCGTACGAGGCGGAATGGCGGCGTGACAGCGGCAACTGGATTAGTGTGCCCCGAACGTCTTCTCTCGGCTTTGAAGTGCAGGGTATCTACTCGGGTCGCTATCTGGTCCGTGTCAGGGCGTTGAACGCCAGCGACGTTTCATCAGTATGGGCAACATCATCAGAAGTAAATCTTACGGGTAAAGTGGGCAATCCGCCGAAACCGGTCGGCTTCATCGCTTCTGATAATGTGGTTTTCGGTATCGAGCTTAGCTGGGGATTCCCGGCGAATACCGACGACACGCTGAAGACGGAAATTCAGTACAGCCTGACCGGTACCGAAGACGATGCGATGCTGCTGGCCGATGTGCCTTACCCGCAGCGCAAATATCAGCAGATGGGCCTTAAGGCTGGGCAGATTTTCTGGTACCGCGCTCAGCTGGTGGACCGCAGCGGCAACGAATCAGGTTACACAGAATGGGTGCGCGGGCAGGCCAGCATCGATGTATCCGATATCACCGATGTGATCCTGGAGGAGATTAAAGATTCTGAGGTATTCAAGGATCTGATTGAGAGTGCCGTAGAAAGTAGCGAGAAACTGGCCGAACTTTCTGATGCGATTAAGGAGAACGCCGATGGTCTGGCTGCAGCAGTAGGTTCGAATAAGCAGAG